AACGTCGTAGTTTACGCACAATAAAACCGCTAGGAAAATAGGAGAAACAAAACAAATGCCAAAATATGTAGTTATCAACCCAAAGGTCACAATCAACGGTGGAACAGTTTCAAGTTCCGTCGCTGCCGCAACTCTAGAGCTAACCTCTACCGATATTGACGTGACCAGCTTTGGTTCAAACGGCTGGACAGAAATTATCGGTGGACTAAAACAGGGAACAGTATCCCTAGACTTCCACAGCGGATACGCCGCTGGTGAAATCAACACCGTTCTAAACCCGCTACTTGGAACAATCGCAACCGTCACAATCAACCCGAACGGAACCGTAACGTCTTCGTCTAACCCTGCGTGGACTGCGCTTGTTCACGTGAACAGCGTTTCCCCAGTTGCCGGAGCAGTTGGCGACCTTGCGACATTCTCAGTTTCTTACCCAACTTCGGGTTCCGTTACCTTCGCAACCGCATAAGGATAAAGAATGAAACTAACCCTACGCATTGAGTTCGCAGACGGAACACACAAGGACGTTCTTGTATCGGCTCCCGATATGGTGGCGTTCGAAGACAAGTACGACGTTTCAATAGCAAAACTAGACGACCCAAAAATGGGCTGGTTGCTTTTCTTGGCTTGGCATTCTGAAAAGCGCAAGAAGCAAACAGACAAAGAATTCGAAGCTTGGTTAGAACTAGTAGACGCTATTGGAGCAACAGAAGACCCAAAAGTAACAGAATAGTCGGACTAGGCGATAGCTCCGCTCATTGGTTCATAGCTTCCCTAGCGGTCGAGTCCGGAATTCCTCCAAGTGTTTTATTGGAGCAGTCCGACCGAATGCTTTGGACAATGAACAGGTGGCTTGTCGCTAAGAACCTTCCACCGCGATAAGGAAGTCCCCTGCTTCGGCAGGGGCTTCTTTATTTGGATTCGGTAGAATAGAAGAAAAGAAGGCTGGTTGAAATGCTACGAGTAGATGTTGAAGGCATAGGCGCAACCGTCAACGAACTAAAAAAGTTCGAACCACAGCTCTTCGCACAAATGAGAAAAGAAATCATAACCGAACCCGGCGTTGCTTCGGTTCTTTCTTCCATAGAGTCTAAGGTTCCTAAAGTTTCTCCGTTATTTGGAATGCTCCACAACGGAAGAACTCGCTACGTAATTCCTAAGATTAGGACTTACATAAGACCAAGCGCAAAACTTGGCAGGGGTGGCACGGAGCGTTCTCTAATCGGCTTCGAAGCAATTTCTCCCGACAACGCGGCAGGTTTTGAGATTCTCGACTTAGTAGGTTCCGGCCCAGACGCTAACTCTAACAATGCTAAAGGAATGCTAAAGAAACTTCAGGGCAAGGCTTCCCGGTATGTCTGGAAGGGATACGAAGCTAAAAAAGAAGGCGTATCCGCGGCAGTTCTAGCAATCATCAAGAGATACACAACTAAAACAAACGTGAAGCTAAAGGTAATGTAATGGCAGTCAGAATACCGATTATCACCGTCTTCGACTCTAAGGGTTTGAAGCAAGCGCAGTATCAGCTAAACAAAGTCCGTGGCAACTTCCAAGCTCTAGGACGAAACGCTGCTATTGCCGGAGTCGGTATTGGAGCGGTCGCCGCAGCTCTAGGTAAGAGCGTCCAGAACGCAGCCGAAGCTCAAAGAATAATGTCGCAGACCGAAGCGGTTCTAAGGTCTACCGGAACTACCGCTAATGGAACTGCCGCAGATATCGCAAACCTATCTGAAACTCTAAGTCGTCAAACCGCAGTAGACGACGAACTAATTCAGTCCGGCGCAAACCTTCTTCTCACCTTCAAGAACATTCAGAATCAGTCCGGGCTAAACAACGACATCTTCAACCAGACAGTTCAAGCAACCCTAGACGTTTCCCGGGCTATGGGAACCGACGCAACCACCGAAGCTATCCGTCTAGGTAAGGCGTTGAACGACCCGGTAAAAGGACTCTCTGCCCTAAGCCGAGTTGGTATCCAATTCACCGCGCAACAGAGAGAGCAGATAAAAGCTCTCACCGAATCAGGCGACCTTCTTGGCGCGCAGAAGATTATTCTTGCGGAACTACAATCTCAGTTCGGCGGTTCGGCGCAAGCTTACGCACAAACCTTCGCAGGACAAATAGAGCTTCTTGGAATTGAACTAGAAAACTTCAGCGAAGAAATCGGCGTTATCGTAATGCCAGCTCTTAGAAGTCTTATGGACGGACTCCGCGAAATGGCTCCGGAGATTGGTTCAAAACTCCGCGACGCAGTAAACTCCGTAGATTGGAAAGCACTAGCTAAAGCACTTCTCGATACAGCTACTTTCTTTCTTCAGAACGCAGAAGTAATTATCAAGGTTTCCGGTGCGCTCTTCGCTTTGAATACGGCTTACAACCTAATCAAAGTAACGCAGGGAATCTACAACGCTATCGCAGTTGTTACTAATACCGTTCTAGGTGGAACCGACTTAGCAGCTAAGAAGGCGACTATTTCACTTGGTTTCCTGCGCTCCGCTTTGTTATTGAGTGGAATTGGCGCGGCGGTTGTAGCTCTTGGTTTCATAATCGACGGAATCTCAAAGACCAACGAAGGCGCAAGAGCTACCACTCCAACCGTCACTAGCTTTGGAAGCGCAGTTCTGAAATCTGGACAAGACGCAGAATGGGCCGCCACGAAATACGGCGCAGCGAAGAGCGCAATCGAAGGACTAAACAGCGCGTCGGCTGCGTATAAGCCACCCGTTCTATCAGTTGGCCCAGACGCGGCAGAACGCCGAATGAATCTCGACAAGTCATTCGCTCAAAGCAGTATGACAAACTTTATGGCTGGTCTTTCCGGAAGCACAAGTAAAAGCGGAACGGCAGAAAAAACTTACTCACAAACTCTAAACGCAGCGGTAAAAAATCAAAAACTATTTACCAAACTAACTACTAAGAGGGGTATCTCCGAGGGATTGGCGGCAGACCTTCTAGGCGGAACTAAGGGATTGGCTATTGCTAAGAAAATAGCAAAGGGCAACACGGACTTAGCTACAAGAACTCAAAACAAGTTCAACAAGACCGCCGCAGGTATCGCAGAAATCAAAGCTCAGACCGAAGCAACTAACGCGCAAATCCTAGCTGACCAACAAGAAGCGGATAGAAAACGTGATGAACTTATTGCTTCAGAAAAAGCAGCTACGGACGAACGCGAAAGAATTTACAAGTCCTTTAGCGATTCAGTCACTAGCATATTCTCTAGTATCAAAGACTCAATCGTTGGAGCGTTTAGCCTTCCCGAGCTAGGTGGTTCGACAGATTCAATTATTCGGAATATGGACAAGCTTCTCACCCGGGTAAAGTCGTTCTCGGCTAACATCACAAAGCTATCCGATATGGGACTAAACGCAAATCTTCTACAACAGGTTATTCAAGCTGGGCCAGTTGCGGGCGCACGTTTAGCAGCGAGCCTAGTCGCTGGCGGAGCGGACGCTCTAGGACGAATAAACGCGGGCTATGGCGAAATCCAAACTCTCGGTTCAGAAATCGGTATGACTGGAACTCAGTCAAGATTCAATAACCAAGCGCAACAAAACGTCTACAACATAAACGTAGAAGGCGGAGTTGGTTCCGGTGCGACTATTGGAAAAGCAATCGTTGACGCTATCAAGGCTTACGAAAGAACTTCAGGCGCGGTCTGGCAGGGCGCGTAATGGCAGCTCCAGCTATGAAGGTCGAACTAGGTCTTGACTTAGGAGGAAACGACCCGTTTGCTTTTCGATTAGACGACGCCGTAAAAGGTGTTCTTGACAACACGGATTTCACACTAGGCGGAACGAAGCTCTTTGACATTTCTTCCCGTCTTGTTTCCGTCGCCGTCCGTCGAGGAAAGTCCCAAGCTCTCGACCGCGTGGACGCTGGAGTGGCGACAATTACGGTGGACAACTTCGACCGACTCTTTGACCCGCTCTACGAAGCCGGACTTTATTACGGGCAGCTTATCCCCCGGCGTGAGGTGGTTATTAGCTCTAATAATTACCCGGTCTTCAACGGCTTTATCGACGACTTCGATATTCAGTATGAACCGGGAAAGAAGTCGGTGGTTTCAATAGCGGTTTCGGACGCCTTCTCCGTTCTAGCTAACTCTTCTCTCGACGAATTAGTTCCCCCAAGCGAACTAGCAGGAGCAAGAATTGAACGCGTTCTAGACCTTCCTGAAGTTGGCTGGCCTACTGCCAGAAGAGAGATAGACCCGGGAAATACCCTAATGCTTGATTCCGTAGTTACTGAAGGCACGGGAACACTTACTTATCTTCAGCTTGTAGAAACTAGCGAGTTCGGAACTATCTTTATTTCACGCGAAGGCAACGTAGTCTTTAGGGAAAGAAACTCCGTCCCAAACGTTATCGACGTAGTCTTTGCCAATACAACAGTAGACCCGCTTCTTACTGCCATTCCTTTTATCGACGTGAACATTGTCTACGGTTCTGAGAATCTTTACAATCGTATTCTTCTAGAAAATGACGAAGCTATCCCAGACCAAGGATTCGCGGAAGACCTAGACAGTCAAGCTCTCTACGGTGTTCGCGTTTATGACAAGTCCGGGCTGCTAGTCCAGAATCCCGCAGACCTTCAGTTTCTATCCGACTTCTTACTAGCGCGATTCAAGCAACCGCAATACCGATTCGAAACCGTGACCGTATCGCTAGACAACATTTCAGCCGAACAACAGAACCTAGTCTTAGACTTAGAAATCGGCGACATTGTTCAAGTCAAGTTCTTGCCTTCGGAAGTTCCCCCGGCTATCGAGCAGTATTGCCGGGTAATCGGTATAAACAATAGCTGGGACAATAACAGTAAGAACATAACCTTCAGCTTGGAGCGCCTAGACTTCGCAATCTTTATACTAGATGACGCCGTTTTGGGTGTCCTAGACGACGACCGC